CAGATCCTCTCATTTTTTCGAGGGTTTCTTCCTGTTTAACCAGTGCTCTCGCTTTATTGTCTCTCTCTATTTTTGCGTGCATTTCCTCAGAAATTTCCATTGCGTAACGCATAAACGTCTCGCCATGTTTATTTGTGCCGCCTCTTATTGGAGCTATTTCAATGCCGTTTTCATCGGTGGCTGGATTGTAACCTAAGTCGATAAGATCTTGAACTCGATTCGGTATATTAGAAGAAACCCATCTACGAACAAAGCCTGGTTTTTTAGGCAGGTCTGAGATCGCGCCAAATCTTTTTAGAGTTGTGCGAGGGGTTCTTATAAACTCTTTTCCATCTGGAAGTTTGATAACTTCAACATCTCGATTAACTGGTCTCAACTCTCTTGAGTCTGTTTTAACCAATCTTTCTCTAGCGTGGTCTTTTGAATTTAATCTGTTTGATTCTATCTCTTTAGTCATGTTTACCTCAATTAATTAAAATATTCTTTTACAGCTTCTTGCTGCATTTTAGTTACTTGTTCTTTAGTGAATCTGTGCTTTTTAGCCATAAAATCACATGCTTTGCGAACATCGGCAGGCAAGTCGTTGTAAGAATGTTGTTTTTTGCCTACTTGTAACCCTCTTTGGCCAGACTCGACTTTAGGAGCTTTAGAAATTCCTAATTTATCGCTAAACCTTGATTGAATCTCTTCAGTAACCATTTCTAGCCTATCACGAAGAGGGATACGTTCTGGCAAGGTAGCAAAATAGGTTTCCGCATATCCTCTCATCGGAGAGCTTTCGTAAAACCAAGTATTGTCTGGAGCCCATTCATCAAAGACCTCCTTGTCTCCTGGATTTATTTCTTTTTTAGGTTCTTCAACTTTAGGTTCATCGAAAGAAACTTTGTTCTTTTCTAGCTCTAGGCGTTGTTTTTGGATAGCGCGAACTTTAGTAACATCTCCTTCCAAGATTGCTGCTTCTTCAGCTTCATCTAAGGATTGAAAGCGGCTTTGAGTCTTTTCTTCATAAGCAATTTTTTGGACGTTCATTATGATGCCCATTTGCTTGCGTAACTCAGCCATTTCTTTTTCAAGAGCTGTTTTTTCGGCAGTAAGTTTTCTGTTTCTTTCGTTAAGGACAGGGGTGTGATTTTTTTGGAATGCTAGAAATTCTGCGGCAGTTTTGTATGGTTTTGGAGTTCCGTCTTTATAGAAACCTTTAAATAATTTGCCTCTCCAGCCTCCTTCCCAGGCTTGTTTTTCTTCATCAGTTAAAGAAGCGTAATACTTCTCTTCTTTTTCTGATTTGAATTTTACTTTAAAATTTTCTTCAAGAATTTCTGATTCTTCTTGAGAATCTTTTAAAACTTCCTCCTCTTCCATGTCTTCAAAAATAGGATTCGCAGGAATCTTTTTTCCCTCTTGGATGGTTTCTTGCTCTTCAGAAGGAATCCCAATATCAATATCTACTTCTTCTGAACGGTCAATTACTGGCATATTTCCTCACTTGTTTGAATTGCTAAGATATGACGGTCGAGAATGATTCTGTATTCTTTACCGTCTTTGGTTTGGTCTTTACTTAACCGATAACCCTCATAAGAAGGGATTAGAACCTTATCGCCTACTTTAGGCTTTTCTTTCCATTCTCTTTCGGTTCCTTGGTCAAAGGCCTTTTCTCCAATATCAATAATCGTAGCAAGTGTTTTAGCGCCTTGTAGATCGTCCTTTATTGTATCAGGAATAATAATGCCACCCTTAGTGGTTTCTTCAACTGCTTCAGGTAAAATCAAAATTCTAAACTCAGGCACTTTATATCCAGAGGTGTTAATCATTCTCACCTCCTAAAAAAGTCTTTATTAAACCCTCGAGTGTTTCTTCGTCCTTAGCTCCAAAATAACTAGATACCTGCTCTAATGCTTCGCACCCACCAAGCGAACTAAGAACTAGATCTTTATTGAAAACAGCTCCTTGTCCAATGTAGTTATGTGATACATCATTAAGCAGTTTTATACGAGAATTTAATAAAATTTTCTTAAACTTTAGTGCTGTTGGATCGTTTAACCAATCCCGTAACTCTTTCATTTCTATTTGACTCATAATTTACTCAAATTTGTTAATATTAGGTATCAGCAGAGGTCTCATTCTCCTCAGTATTTAAGTTTGTAGGGACTTGGACTTGCTGATTCTTTTCTAACTTTGCTAGTTCTACTGCCGCTCTAAATCTTCTATCGTCTTTGCGGTCTTGCATTTCGTTCCGTCTTGATTCTGCGTCAATTATATTGTCCAGAACGTCTAGTTTTTCTTTTGTTTCTGCCATTTCGGTATCTTTTACCAATTTACCTGCTTGTGCATAATTTACTAATACTTCAGAGTCAGCCTTGGCAGCTTCTTTCTGAAGTTTGATCTGTTCTAACTCTAATTTGGCAGCATCAATTTGAGCTTTAGCTTGAATTTCAAGGCGTTTAGTTTCCTCTTGGGCCATAACCTTCTCAATCTCAGGATCAGGTTGTGGTTGAGGTTGGATGATGAATTTGTCAAAATTTTCAATACCGGCGGTTTCAAATACTGTTCTGTGAAGTAAAAACTGATCGACAAAAGGTGAGTTGATAAAACCCATTAAGAACTGAGCCTTAGCGAACTTCTGCATTGAGATTACGTTCTCAGGGTTAGCCACCGGAACGATGTCGTAGCCTTTTAAAGAAAAGTCTTCTTTTACGCTTGGACTTTCAAACAACTTAATGTCTAGTATCTCAGCGTATTTCTTTTGGGTGAGATATTCGGCGTTTAGATTGTAGAAAATCTTAATCTCTTGTTTTAGAGAATTGTAAATTCTCATGAAGACAGACTTGAACTGCTTCTGTCCCTGCTCCGCCATTCCCATGTAAGTCGTAGCTGCAATGTTTCCTGCGTTCTCACCAGTCAGAACATCTCTTAAAGAACCTAATTCCTTTCCTGCGTTTACCAAGAATTGCATCAAAACAAAGAGAGTCTGTGAAGGTTCTGGAACTGGAAGCGGGACTATTGCATCGCGAATATTTCCACCAAATGAATCAACCATTTTCCATTCAGCAGGGCGGAAAGGTTTCATGCCTCCAGACATATTCAGGGCTTTAGAAATAAAGCCGCCACCTGTGTTTTGTAGTGTTCCAGCGTCTGTTAGTTGATTAATTGAGCTATTGATCGACGAATTTATGTTAAATAGTAAGTGTCCTAGACCAGTTCCGTAAAATGAACCATCAGGCGAAGGAATAAAAATGTATTTAACAAAGAAGTTGATTGCTTCGATACACTGAATTTCGCCCTTCTTGTTTCTCTTAACATCTTTTTCGTGGAATCTCTTAACTAACTTAACGAGCTTACCAGACGCTTTGTGAACTACTGCGATGTAAGGCTCAGCGTATCCGTCATTGTCTAAGTCAATCCAAGTGTGTTGCTCTAGGAAGATAACTAAACCAGCAGACGCTTCGTCACCTGTTTTCTTGTCGTCATTTTCGTCTAAAGAGTTATCAAACGCTGCGGAGTCTTGGGCTTCAGGATCAAAATCGAAATCAATGTAATCACCAGAGCGAATCGAAGAAACTACGTCTTGTGGGTATTTTTCGATCACGTGAGTTATGGGAGCTTTAAAAGACGGTGCAAAATCGTTAATGATTAACTTATCCGGATAAACTAGATCAGAACAAATTCTGTAACCATTTGCATCGTAATAATTTTTCTTAAACATTGTGCCTAACGCACCAAGAGCATTGAACAGAGCATCCATGTCTTGTTCAAAACCTTCGATCTCTTCGTTTAACTGATAATTCATGACAGTTGCAACTCTTTGACCGCGCTTAAGTTTAGCACCTACGTTTTGAATCGCTAGAAGTCCTGTTTGATCCAAAATAGCAATAGATCCATCTTCATTCCGCATCTCATTGCCTTCAGCGTCTTTCATCACTTCACCGTCATCACTTCCAATAACTTTAGCTTTTACTATATTCCCGTCTTTGAAGATTTCAGGATAACATTTAGCTGCAAATTCAACACAAGCGGTTGAAATTAGAGGAAAAATAACATTTGACGCACCCTCAAAAGGAAAGGAGCGTCTTTCTGATTGAGAAAGAACGTATTTTATGATTTCTTGAAGCTGTTTCTGTTTCTCGCTTCTTGATTGTAAATCGGTGTTGTATCTAGTAGATACTTTGTCGGCGACAGACGCACGCATCTCTCCAGACAGAATCTCGGCAAGATTGTCTGTGTCTAGGATGGTTTGAAAGTCTAAATATTGAGCAGCGTCTTGAGTAAGCAAAGTTATTTGCGTTCTATTTTTTTGATACATTTACTCAAGATGAAAGGAGATTTGCTCATTAAAAAATTAGTGTCAACTATAAATATTTTATTTTTGAAAAACCTGCATCATTTACGTAACGTTTCACTAAAACTAGAAAGAACGAATCTTGCTTATTTCTTTTAGCTTCTTCAAATTCCTCTTCGCTGATGTCTTGGCTAATCTTAGTCAATTTTAGCTCTCTACCATCTCGTAGAATTTTTATTTTGTTGAAAAACTTTTCTCTTTCTTCTTCTATTTCAAAGAGCTTCATGTTGCTAAATGCGTTGACGCAAAAAGTTTCGTAACAATGTTTACAAATCATTTAATACCCCGTTATTGAATTTCTATTGCTCGCATTAAAAAACTCTTCAAAAGCCCATTCATCAACAAAGCCCTCATTTTCTTGTCTGTAAGTTTCTAAGCGATGGACTGAAGCAGCGAAAGTCTGGAAAGCGTCTGCACCGTTTGAGTTAATATCGTGTAGTGGTTGATCCATAAAGCAACCTAGTTTGTCGTTAAATTTCTTTCTGTATTCTCTTAGCCTACTTAGTCCAGTCTCGCATCTCTTTTGATCGAACCAGCAGCGGTTGAGAATAGAACGAGCTTCGTTTATTGAGTCCATTTTGTTCTGCGCTCTTGTTATCTTTTCAAACTTAAAGCCAAAGTTTCTTGCGATCTCCAGTCCATCCTTGCCGTCATAGTATGAGCGTTTTGCAATATCATGAGGGGCAAAGTGATTGCCGTAGTTGTAGTTTTTATCTTTTAGAATCTTGAAATAATGCGGCAGAGGCTCTTCAGACATTTCGTAGTAATCAACCATCAAAAAGTCGAAACCCTTCTTCTGAAAAAACCAGATGCAAGTCGTGTCATTTATCCCCAAATCCCAAGCTGTGTGAACCGGCAAGTATTGATCAATGTTTACTCTTCCGATTCTTCCATCTTGTTCTGCTTTTATTAATTCTTTCGACCAGTAAGCACCAACGATTGCTTTTTGAAATGCTTCTTTCGAGTTCGAAGGAAACTCTTGCTTCATCAAATCGCCCTGAGTTTCTTCTTTCTTACAATACCATGTCTGCTGCTGTCTTGTTAAATGAATCCCTTCGTTCTCTAGCTCCGCAAAGTAATCAGCTTGCTTTGTGCTAAAAGTATAATCAGCGTTCATCTGATACTTTTTATCTTTCCACCACCCGAAAAAATGAAACTTCCAATCCAGCGGCGTTAGCTCTTCCTTCATTCTCCACTTTCTCTCAGCTACTTGGCACATGTTGAAAAAGTGTCCACTTGCTCCCTGCGCTGTTGATTCAATAACTATCTGCTGGTTTTGATGCACTGTGTTTAACGATCCAGACATAATTTCCTCTGCTTTCTCGGGTGACTTCCTGCATATCTTACCAAACTCTGTGATGTGTAAGCGCTGCACTGTGCCAGAGCGTGCTGACGTTGTGACTGAATAAGACGAGCCGTTGCTGAATCGCATAATCTCAGTGCTGTCAGTGATTAGCTTTCTATGTTCTTTTATCTCTGGCGGTAAGCGATCATAAGCATATCTTACTTTGTCTCTTAATAACTTCTTCGCATCTTCTAAATCATCGCCAATTAGAACGGCTGTGATGTTCGAGCTAAACAAACAATCATCTAAGAAGTTAATACAATAAAATGTTGTAATTCCTAGCTGGCGAGCTTTCAAGATAATATTGAGCGGGTGAGTTTCTTCGATTAATTCTTGCTGTGCTTCATTGCAGACAAACTTAAATTCCTTGCCATTCTCATCTTTGCAAAAGTAAAGGTTGGACATGCGCCAAGCCTTATCCCCCAAGAGTTCCGTTAGTCTTCTTTTTTTTTCTTCGTTTTTCATTTTACGAGTTCGATGTATCTATCGAGCGTTTCGACATCAATTTTCCCTTCCTCTTTGATTGGGACGAGGAAAGGCGGGCCAACGTAGGGGCTATATTTTTTTATTTTTTCCATAGCTTCCTCCACTTTTTCTTCGCACCGAAAAACTTTCCGTAGGTTCATCTTTGTTTTTTCGATATCAATTTTCATAAGATTTTCCGCGAAATTTTTTTTTACTTATTTTGATCAATTTCGCTCAATACCTCACCGAGCCAAGAGCTTGTCGAGCTTGTGTCTTTCACTTCTGCTTGGATCTTAGTTGAATCGCCAAAGCGTTGTGGGTTCTTCTTTGCAGCCAGCCAACGGTAGTGATGGGCTAATTCTCTTGCTCGCGCGATCTCTGCAGTGTCGCAACCCTTCTCTAATTGCATCAACACTTCTTCTGCTTTAGCTGTAATTGTTTCGGCGGATTCTTTTTGCGCTTCTTTCACGCGCGCGGAATAACTACTATCAGTTAAGAAATCATACAAATACTTAGCATTCACACCAAACTTTTTACAAATTTCTTTATGAGTCTTAGCTTCGCGAATCATCTCAATCACTTCTTCAGCATTCTCTAACAATATCTCTTTCTGAGTCTTCTTTTTCTCTTTCATATGTTTTACATTGTTATAAGTTTATTTCTCTCAAATTGCGTCCGTTTATACACGCACAAAAACAATCAGCTTTTGCACTCGTTGAGAGTAAAGCTAAAAAAAACTAAAATAATCTTTTTCATTTCGCTTGCTTTATATGAAGTTTTTAATTACGAGAAAAATAGCGTATATGCTAGATGCGAGATGCACAGCTGTTAAAATCAAATTCAGACACAGTGAGTTTTTGTTCTTTGTAATATCTGCAAAACTGTTTGAAACTAAGACTAAGCAGATAAGTAATTCTATTTCCGTCATAAAATTATAGTTTGACGCGCCACTTCGTTGGTCGCTTTGTTATTCTAAGGAGTTTTCGCTTAAACAGCGAGACTAGCGCATACAGCAGTAGTCTAACACTATGTGTTGCTTTAACCCACTTTAATTCCCCCAATTTTTGGGAATGTTGTCAAGTAAAATCTTTTTTTTTTAGATGTCAAATTTTTTTAATTCATAAAGCATTTTTGCTGCTTTTAACAATAACCCACTCGCTTCAGTCTTTCCATTCTCCACCTTTCTGATATAAACGTCCCCGTTCTTAGCAAGTCCTAACTCATTAGCCATTTGCCTTTGAGTTAGTCCTAAGTCCTTCCTAATTTGTTTGATGTTCATATTTTCTTAAAATAGATTCATAAATTGCCTCAACATCATCATCTAAATGATAACCAGATTGAGCAGCTTCATTATAAAGCGTGTCAATTTCTTCACTTAGCTGCCATTCTAATTCAGAATCTGGGCTATTATGAATTTGGTGAATATCAACTTCACCGTCTAACATTTGTTCAATTAAGAGCTTCTTTTTTTTCTCATCGCTCAAATTATCATATTTAAACTGCTCTTTCAGACTTTCGACTATTTCTCTCATAGTCGCTTGATTAGCATTAGTTTCATTTATCATAAATATTTATCATCTAATTATTTTAAAACTATTCACAGTCAGCGTTTTGTCCATGAAATACCCACTTTGAACATAAAGAGGGATTATTTCTTTTAAGTGCTTCTTTGCTGATTCTTCTGAATCAAAGATTCCATGAACTGCAAGCTCGTTGTTTATTTCGACAAGTTTAAACATTTTATTTTTCCCCCCTAAGTGTGTAATAAAGATCATCAACAAATTGATCGTAAGTCATCACTGATCCCAAAACTTCGTTCCATGCTTCAACTAGATCTTTTCCACCACTTACTAGGTTAATTATTTTAGCGCTGATTTCGGCCGTAAATACATTTTTGTTTTCCATATCATTACCATTATTTTTTAATAAAGTGAGCTAACTGCTCGGAAATCATTAAAAGCACTGATTTTTATTATGCAACAAAATAAAACTATTTTTCAAAAATAATTTTCTTGACATTTGCTATCCCTTCTCTCCCTTGCCTTCCCAGCTCTGAAAACCCGCAATCCTAAGTCTCTGTTGATTCCCCAGATTACCTTACCTCGTGAGGCCTTGTCTTTGTTGCTCTTAGCTTATCTTTTAATTGCGTAAATAATTGTGCAAATAATTGTTGACATCTAAATTTTCAGCATGCTATGATGTCCACATCGATTCGCAATCAAGCAGTCGAGCAAAAATGAAAAATTTATGTTTACAGAACAAGAAATAAAAAGAGTCAAAAAAACTTACGATAAAACAGAAGCTCAAACTTGTTACCATAACAACACAAAGCGTATTTACATTTTAAAAGAAGAATTGAGCAAAATGCTGAACACTCTAAGAAGCGGTAATTTTGCCACAGAAGATATGAAAATTTGCTTCGAGGCAAGATTAAAATCTAAAAATTTAGATTTACTAGCTCTTGAAAAGCAAAACGCTTTGTTCGTAGCGGCTTCCTTAATATAGCAAAAAAACTTTAAATCTTATGAAAAATAATCTTTCTCAAAAAATTTCTGAAAAATTCAAATCAACTTTCAACAGCGGATTTTTCGAAAGAATCGAAATCAAAGAAAACGAAATTGAATTTTTCGGATTTCGCGGCGAGGTCGGTGAAGAATTGATCGCCGACGCGTGGGCTAAAAATTTCAGCGAAGAATTCAAACTGAAAACATCAATCAACTACTAAAACTATGAAAAATGTTCTAATCGCTCGCGCTGGTGTTCAGACTCTTACTGATTCATTTTTTTTTCTTTTTTCAGCAAAACGAGTAGCGAAAAAATTGATAGAGCAAAATGGCTTTCAGTCAGTCGAGATTATCACGAGAAAAAAAACAATTCGCGCGCAACGATCTTCTAGGGGCAAGATTTTATGGCTCTGAGACTTTTCGACGGGAACGTTCAAAAATCAGCAAACGTTGATTTTTGGCTAAAAAATGCGAGTAAATATTGGAAAACTCGCGAAGCTCTCGAAAGTGCAGCGATTACCGCGAAAGCCGAATTAAGGCGCGGCAAAGGTAATCGTGGCACAGTCGAAGCGAAACTCCAAGCAATCAAAACACTTTTACGACATGAAACTAATTTCTAAAATCCTTTTCAATCTCCGAGCCGAAAAACGCTGGGAACAAATTCAACGACAAATCCTAAATGAAACTATCGACATTTAAAAAATTGGCGGGATTTATGACTGACGGAGAGTTAGCCGTTTACTTGAAAATAGATCGAAAAACAGTCATAAGATACCGAAAAT